TTATTAGCGGTTAAGGGAAGTTTGTCTGTAGGTAAGTGGGAAGCGCAGTGGCAGCAGAACCCGACGAGTGAGGGAGCCGCGATACTTAAACGTGAGTGGTGGCAGGAGTGGAAGAAGGAGGATTTGCCTAATTTAGATTATGTGATGCAGTCTTATGATACAGCGTATAGTAAGAAGGAGTCTGCGGATTTTAGTGCTATAACAACGTGGGGTGTTTTTTATCCATATGATGGTGCTCCTGCGAATATATTATTGGTTGATGCGCAGAGAGGCAGATGGGATTTTCCGGACTTGCGTCGTAAGGCGTTAGAGGAGTATAAGTATTGGGACCCCGAGTGTGTGTTGATTGAGGCGAAAGCGTCGGGTATGCCGTTGACTCAGGAGTTGCGGAACATGGGCATTCCGGTACAGAATTACAGCCCGTCGAGAGGAAATGATAAACATACGAGAGTGAATTCTATTGCACCTTTACTAGAATCAGGATTAGTATGGGCTCCAGATACACGTTGGTCGGAAGAAGTTATTGAGGAGTGTGCGGCGTTTCCTGCCGGAGAGCATGATGATTATGTTGATACGGTGACACAGGCGTTGCGAAGATTTAGAGAGGGCGGTTTTATTCAACATCCGGAAGATTATGAGGATGAAGAGTCTGCCCCTAGAATGAGGAGTTACTATTAATGGCATTGTCTCCTAAGGTAAATAATGTAGATCGGGCGTTGATACAGGCTCCTGTAGAGGATATGAGTTTTGAAGAGGAGGATCTACAAGCTCAGCAGGATATGTTTTTTGATGGCGAGGTTGAAATTGTAGAAGATGATGATGGTGGGGTAGAAATAACTACAGGTATGGAAGAGGTTGTTTTTGGTGAGGAGCCAGAAAACTTTTACGATAATTTAGCGGAAAATTTAAAAGATACTACATTAGGTGAGGTTGCGAGTTATGTTACGTCTTCTGTAGAGGAGGATAAAAACAGCCGTAGTGATTGGGAAGATACTTATGTAAAGGGTTTGGATTTACTGGGTATGCGGTACGAAACTCGTACGGAACCGTTTGAAGGTGCAACTGGTGTTATCCACCCATTACTGAACGAGGCTATTACACAGTTTCAGGCATCTGCTTATAAGGAGATGTTGCCAAGTGGAGGCCCTGTCCGCGCGAATATTATTGGTATGCCTACTCCTGCGATAGAGCAACAGGCTCAACGTGTGCAGGAATACATGAATTACCAGATAATGTATGAAATGGAAGAGTACGAGCCTGAGTTTGACCAGATGCTTTATTACTTAGGTTTGGCAGGAAGTGCGTTTAAGAAGGTTTATCGTGATGAAATGCTAGATAGGCCAGTAAGTAAGTTTGTTCCTGCTGAAGAAGTGATTGTTCCATACATTGCTACGGACTTACAGTCGGCAGAACGTATAACACATGTTATAAAAATCTCACAAAATGAGTTGAAGAAGTTACAACTTTCTGGTTTTTACATGGATATGGAGGGGGAAAGCAGTGCTTCTTCCTCTACGGATGAAGTTCAATCAGCTTATGATGATATAGAAGGCATAAGCCCTACATATAATGATGAACAGTTTACTTTGTACGAATGTCATTGTTTCTTAGACCTAGAAGAATATGCAGATAAGGGAGAAAATGACGAAGAAACAGGTTTAAAACTGCCTTATATCGTAACTGTATGTAAAGATACAGGGGATGTATTGTCAATTAGGCGTAATTACCTACAAGATGACCCAAATAAAGATAAAATTCAACATTTCGTGCAGTATAAATTTACTCCAGGACTTGGTTTTTATGGTTTTGGGCTGATACATTTGCTTGGCAACTTGTCTCGTACGGCAACGGCTAATTTACGCCAGTTAATTGACTCAGGAACGTTGGCAAATATGCCCGCAGGGTTTAAAGCTCGCGGTTTGCGGATTGCAGATGAGCAAAACCCGTTGAGTCCTGGAGAATTTAGGGATGTTGATGTTCCTGGAGGAGATTTAAAGGCGTCTTTGATGCCATTACCGTATAAAGAGCCGAGTGCTACCCTGTTTCAGCTTATGGGTTTTGTTGTTGAGGCCGCGCAACGCTTTATTGGTACGACTGATATGGGTGTTGGTCAGGGTAACCAAGAAATGCCAGTTGGTACGACCATTGCGTTACTTGAGCGAGGAAGCCGTATAGTTTCAGCGGTGCATAAACGGCTACATGCGTCATTAAAACATGAATTAAAGATGTTAGGAGCGTTATTTGCCCAAGATCCACGGCCTTACCCTTACGATACAGGTGTAGATGGGCAGATAAAAAGCCAAGATTTTGATGGTAGGATAGATATACTACCAGTAAGTGACCCGAACATCTTTAGTATGTCACAAAGGGTTGTTTTAGCTCAAGAGCAGTTAAAATTAGCGGTAGCGGCCCCCGATATGCACAATTTGTATGAGGCATACCACCGTGTGTATGAAGCGTTAGGTGTGAATAATATAGACCAAATACTAAAACCGGAACCTGAACAACGTCCCATGGATCCTGCTATGGAAAACATGGAAACAAGTAATGTTGCAAATGGACAGGGTACATTACAGGCGTTTCCAGAACAGGACCACGATGCTCATATTGCGGTGCATCTAGCATACATGAATAGTAAAGTAGCGCAGATACAACCACCTGTTGCGATATTGTTAGAAAAACATATATACGAGCATTTAGGGTTAAAAGCGAAAGTTGCTGTTCAACAACAAATGCAGGGGCAACAAGTACCGCCAGAGCAACAGGAAGCTATGGTTGCCCAGATGCAAGCACAGTTATTTGCTCAGTTTCAACAATCACAACCACCTGCACAAGACCAAGACCCATTAGTGCAGATAAAACAGCAAGAGTTGCAGTTGCGTGAACAGGAAATGATGGCAGACCAACAAATAGATCAAAGGAAATTAGCACTTGACCAACAACGGCAACAGCAACAGTTCCAGTTAGGTCAAGATAGAATTAACAGTACAGAAGATATTGCTCAAATGCGAGCGAGGATAGCACAACAGAAAAATGCAAATACTAGAGGTTGATAGGTAATGTCCTATCTTATTAGTAATATTCCGCACTTTAATTGTTGGGTGCGGAAAGAATTTACTTGCAACCATACCAATTATCATGGTGAGTTTCTTCATGCTATTGCTATTGCTGTAAATACAATACCCGATAGGTCGTTAAGTTTTCAGGTTGTTTTTACAGGTTGTGAAGAGCTTGAAGGTAATGATATGGGGCAAAACTTACATGGTGGAGCTATGTGGGCAAGGATGCCAATAGAAGGTTTAGTTGCCGATATACCTGTAGAAGAGTGGCCTGAACCTATGTTAGACCATTTGTGTCAACCTTGGGATTGCGAATCTAGAGAGCATAGTGTAGTTGTTATGGATAGAGTGAGTTCTTCGCCTTGGCTTTGTAAAATAGATGGTGAATTTTACACAGGTAAGTATATGTTTACGGTAGATTATACAGGAAACGATATAGCAGATGACCCTGCACAACATAAACAATCTCATGTAATTTACCTTACCGATGCAGGTAGTTGGACAGGTAATTTTGTAGCATTGCCCAATAATAGAGTGCGAGCTACGAGTCCTGCTTTGTGGAGAACAGGGGAAGGTGCGCCAGATTTTGCTCCTTCACAATGGGTGCATTCTGCAGAAGGGCATGATTCTTACTTAGACCCTATTACTACTTTTAATAATTTATATTCAGAAGGTAAAAAGAAAGGGAAGAAAAAATGACCCCTATAAAAGATATGGATGGCGATGGTAACATCGATGCAGATGATATCGCTTTACAAGAGGCAAGCGATGCTCATGATAAACAAGAAACGCAGAGGTACATGGCTATTTGCGCTTTTGTATTGATGGTTTGTATTACAATCCTCATGTGTACGCCTATTGTTCCTGAAGCAAGAGTAACTGCGCTAAGTGGGCTGATTAGTTCTATGTATTTTGCTCTCGCTAGTCTTTGCGGAGCATATATGGGATTTACAACATGGGCGAATAAAAAATGATAAATTTATTAGGCTCTTTAGTCCAACCAGTTACAGGACTGCTTGATAAATTTATAGAAGATAAAGATCAAAAGAACCAACTTGCCCATGAAATATCTACAATGGCAGAACGCCATGCCCAAGAGCTTGCCAAAGGTCAGCTTGAAATAAACAAGGCAGAGGCACAAAGCAGGAATGTTTTTATAGCAGGATGGCGTCCATTTATTGGTTGGACATGTGGTGTTGCAATGGCTTACAACTATGTAATCCACCCCATACTGATGTTTACATTAGCACAATTTAATTACTTAGTTGCTATCCCTGCGTTAGACCTAAGTGAAATGATGCCTGTGTTGATGGGAATGTTAGGGTTAGGTGGTTTGAGAAGTTTTGAGAAATACAAGGGGATTTCTAAATAATGTTTATGCTATCAACAAGAAGCAATGAACGATTAGAGGGTGTAAACAGCACTTTAGTCAAAGTTGTGAAAAAAGCAATTACAGTAACTACAGTAGATTTTGGTGTTATTTGTGGTAAACGAACAATAGAAGAGCAAGAGTCTTTATTTGCTAAAGGTGCAACAAAAACGATGAAGTCTAAACATTTAGACGGCAGAGCAGTAGACCTTATGGCTTATATTGATGGACGTGCTTCTTGGGAGTTAAGCGTTTACGATGAAATTGCTGATGCTATGGCAGAGGCATGTCGTGAACTTAACGTCGTCGTCCGTTGGGGCGGTGCATGGACTACAGCAAATATTGCTGCATGGGAAGGTACAATGGAAGAAGCTATGATGAACTATATAGACATTCGTAGGGGAGAAGGCAAAAGGCCGTTTATAGATGGCCCTCATTTTGAGTTAATGTAATGTCGGACCTTTACATCTACGAAAAAATGTTGAAGAATGTCCGTGAACGGCAAAATGTAGTACAAGATGCTCTTTGTTTTGGGCCTGTACCAGATTTTACTGCATTCAAGGAACTCCGAGCGAGGCTTGGGGAACTTGCTATAACTGAACAGGATCTTAAAGACCTGCTAGAAAAGGTAACTGATGATGACTAAGACACTACTTGTTCCCGATCATTATGTGGACAAAAAGCCAAAAGCCCCCCCAAAAGAAAAGAAAAAAGTTGGAGCTTTAGAACAAGCGTATGTTCGCGCGGAAGACCGTTTTTTAGACCCTTCAAAAATATCTGGTAGCGCATTAGGAAGATTGCCTCAACCTACAGGATGGCGAGTATTGTTACTCCCCTACCAAGGTAAAAAGCAAACTGATGGAGGCATTATCGTACCAACAGAAGTTAGAGAAAGAGAAGCATTAGGTACTGTTTGTGGATATGTACTTAAAGTTGGCCCTTTAGCTTATTTAGATACAGATAAGTTTGGTGAAAACTCAGAGCCTTGGTGCAAAGAAGGTGATTGGGTTATTTTTGGAAGGTATGCAGGAAGTCGGTTTAAAATAGAAGGGGGTGAAGTTCGTCTTCTTAACGATGATGAAATCATTGCTCGTATAACTGACCCTGACGACATACTGCATTTTTAGGACGGAGTAGAAAATGGCTGAAGCACAACAAGAAATAGAATTTGAAGAATCTGAAAACGAAGAAAATGTTGAAGTAGACCTTTCAGAAAAACAGGAGCAATCTGATGTTGAAGTTGTTGATGACGCACCTGAAGAAAAAGATTCTTCTGAGTTAGAACAGTATAGTGAAGGGGTACAAAAACGTATAAGCAAACTGACGGCAAAAATGCGAGAAGCAGAACGTCGTGAAAAAGCAGCGTTAACATTTGCTCAAGCAACAAAACAAGAACTTGATGATGTTCGTAGAAAAACAAGTACATTAGATAATTCTTATGTAGCAGAGTTTGAAAACAGAGTAACGGCTGAAAAAGAACTTTGGAAAAGCACACTGAAAGAGGCTATAGATCGTGGAGATATTGATGCACAGGTTGAAGCTCAAGGTAAACTTGGCGAGCTTGGTGTACACACTGAACGATTAGCTCAAGTAAAAACACAAAGAGAGCGACAGGCACAACAGCCACAACAGCCACAACAACTTACTCCATACCAACAACAGTTAGCAAAAACGCCTCCCCCACCAGACCCTAAAGCCTCTGATTGGGCATCTAAAAACGAATGGTTTGGTACGGATGAGCCTATGACATTAACAGCATTTAGTATTCATAAAACGTTGGTTGATACTGAAGGGTATGACCCACAGAGCGATGAGTATTATAATGAAGTTGATAGAAGAATGCGAACAGAGTTCCCACATAAGTTTGGAACCGCCCCTGCTCGTAACCGTAATTCTGGTCCTGCGGTTGCTAGTGCAAACCGTGGTTCGACCAGATCAAAGCAACAAAAAATCAAACTTACAAAATCTGAGGTTGCTATTGCTGACAAACTCGGTGTAAGTTATGAACAATATGCGAGGCAAAAGCAACGCCTCCAAACATCGTGAGGATAACTATGTCTGAAAGAAGCCCACGCTCTTCCCAATCAAGGGAAAAAGAAAGCCGAATTAAACCTTGGCGACCCCCGTCTCAATTAGACGCACCACCACCCCCAGAAGGCTATCATCATCGTTGGATCCGTGAAACTGTTATGGGTTACGACGATAGAAAAAACCTTTCTGCCCGCCTTCGCGAAGGCTTTGAACTTGTTCGCGCTGATGAGTATCCAGATTTTGAAGCCCCTACAGTACAAGATGGCAAACATGCCGGAGTAATAGGGGTTGGCGGTCTGATACTTGCAAGGTTTCCTGTTGAAACAAATAAACAACGGAACGATTATTTCAAAAACAAAACAGATGATCAAATGAAAGCCGTTGATAATGATTTGTTAAGGGAACAACATCCATCAATGCCTATTAGTAAACCTGATAGGCAGTCTCGTGTAACCTTTGGTGGATCCGATAATGGATCCGATTCTTAATCTTTTATAGGAGAAAAACTCATGGCGAACATTGATTCCCCATTTGGTCTTCGTCCACATAACAAGATAGGGTCTACACCGAACGGCAATGGATTGACGCCTTATAAAGTACAAATTCCTGGAGTAGCAGGTTCATCAAGCGCAATATAT